TGGCAAGGCCGCAAGTATTACCTACGCCCAGGCAACGCGCCACTAGCTGCACCTGGTAGCAGTCGACATAACTTAGGGTTGGCTTGTGATTTTGCCAATATGTCGGGCGCAACGTGGGCGTTTATGTGCGAACACGGCCCGCGTTTCGGTTGGTCATTAGAGGTCATGCCCGCCGAACCGTGGCACTGGTTTTACTACCCAGGCGACAAAGTGCCCGAACCTGTAACCCTTTACCTACAAAGCCTGCAGCCAGTATCACCACCTAACGCGTAAGCGTCTACTACGGTTTTAAGACCGACGAAAAAAGGGGTATTGCATGAACTTTCTAATAGCCAAAATTTTTACGGCTGTAACTATAAGCCTTTCAGGGTTAGCGTTCGCCTACGACGCTTACAACGCGCCTAGCGCCCTGCCTGTAACGCCCCCCGTTACGGTCAGTTTGGCGCCTGTACTTGCAGTAACAACTACTACGGCAGCACCGTTAACAGACTGCCAATATGCGTTACAACTAGCCCAACAAGCAGGTTTCCCATTAACCGAAATGGGCACCGTGGCAAGGATTTTGTACCGTGAAAGCGCTTGCCAAGTAAAAGCCTTTAATAAATTTGACAGCAACGGCGGTAGTTACGGCCTGTACCAAATTAACGGCTTTTGGTGCAGACCTAGCAAATATTGGCCTATTGGTTGGCTACAGGCAAAAGGCTTAGTAACAACTTGTACCGACCTATTCGACCCAGTAGTAAACACAAACTCCGCATTAGCCATATGGCATAATTCAGGGTACGGCCCATGGGCGTTGCCTAACCCATGACCGAACAGCCAATACCCGACCCAGGCCTAACAGAAAGCACCCGACAGATGTATACAGAAAAGTACGCAGAAACTTTTAAAAGTTTTGTAGACACAGTATTTTTAAATAAGCCTTACCAACTTGTAGCGCCTAAGCCTGTAGACCATAGTATTTTGCTAGACGAATTAGCACTACTTAAAGAAAAGTTTTTGCAATCAGGTAGCGACGAACACCGATTTAGCGCCGCAGTAATTACCGCCGCTATGGCCGTAATTATTGGCATATGAAATGCAACGCTTGTGGCCAAGTACTTAAAGAAACACTGCACAAAACTAACCCAACTAAAAAGTTATATAGCCACAAAGATTTAAAAGCCTGCACTAAACGTAAACCATTGAAAGACCCGACACTATGGCACAACTAGACGAAAGAGTAACAATCCGTTTAACTGGGCAAGACCGCCTAGAAATAGACCGTTTGTATCGAGAACTAGAAAGCCAAACAAAACAACTAGGCGCCCGCGACACGTTCACCCACGGCTACACCCCTAAAGCGTCGTTTACTGGCTTAGTTGCCGAATACGCGTTTGCTAAATGGTTTGGCGTTGACTTTACAATAAAGCCCTACGACCCTACAAACGACGACGTACTCGGCTACCAAATTAAAGCAACGGAACGCTACAACGGCTGCCTAATTAAACAGCCACACAACCCGGCAGGCATATATATTTTGGGCATAGTTTTAAACGACTATACAGAGGTCAGTTTTAGAGGTTGGAAAGACAGCACCGAAATTCAACGCGCCTGTTACTGGCGTGCAGATGTACCCAAACCCGGCTATTTCGTGCCACAAGCTGCACTATGGGCGTTATCAGACCTACCCGAAACCAACGAACTACAAACCCACCGCACAACAGGCGTGTGGTAACGTGCCAAACAAGTAAACCCGACTAACAGAAAGATAACCCGACATGGCTTTTAACCTTGACAATTACGTAGACGTACCAACACGACTAGCGGAAGCATTAAAGCGTTGGCCCGATTTACGCATACAAGAAACCGACAACCAAGTAATAACAATGCCCGACGGGTCGACGTTTATACGTTGCACCGTTACCGTGTGGCGCGACATAGCAGACCCAATACCAGTAGTAGCATCTGCAGCGGAACCTTTCCCAGGCAACACGCCCTACACGAAGCGAAGCGAATACATGGTAGGTATGACGTCGGCTTTAGGGCGCGCATTGGGTTATATGGGTTGCGGCGTTGCTAAATCTATTGCTAGCCGTAACGAAGTCGAAGCCCGGTTAGACGGCCACGAAGCCACCATAACGCCGATGCGTACACCTACAAGCGGCGAAGTACATGCTAGCCCTAAGCAACTTTACATGATTAAAGCGCTTGCTAAAGGTAGAGGGTTAGACGACCTAGCAACACTTGAAGCCATGCAACTATTGTTAGACGCCGACAACGTAATACTAGAAACGTTGACAATGGCGCAGGCGTCAAAAGTAATAGAAACGTGGAAAGCATGACCCGATACAACAGCAATTACGGAAGCCACGACCAACTACAAGACTTACGCAAATTGAACATGGGCCTACACCACGAATTAGACGCCATAAAGCGTTTACTAGATGAAACCACTAAAGAGCTGCACCAAGCGCAAGACGAACTATTACTAGCAATCGAGGCTTTAGTACGCGCGCGGGATATAAAACCGTGAACCGTACCGCGTGGTTAGCAGTTGCCTTTATGGTGCTATGTGCCGTGCTATTGTCGCGCACCGACAAATGACACTAACTGTAGGAAGTTTATTTAGCGGCATAGGCGGTTTAGATTTAGGTTTAGAACGCGCAGGCATGAAAGTAATATGGCAATCCGAAATAGACCCGTACTGCAATAAAGTTTTAAAAAAACATTGGCCAGAGGTGCCGAACCATGGAAACATCAAAGACATCAACTGGGGAACAGTTGAACGACCTAACGTTATTTGCGGTGGCTACCCCTGCCAACCCTTTAGCACCGCAGGCAAACGACGAGGAACTGACGACCCTCGACACTTATGGCCATGGGTTAGAACAGCCATTAGCAAACTACGACCCGACTACGCAATCTTGGAGAACGTCAGAGGACACCTCTCTATGGGGGGAATACAAGTCATTGGAGAACTTGCCCAAATCGGGTACGACGCGGAATGGCGCGTTGTATCTGCAGCCGGATTGGGTGCGCCCCATAGACGCGACCGACTTATTATCGTGGCCTACCCCGCGCAACTGTTCGGCAATGGCAGCAACAATTACACCAAAGTCAGCTTGGAACGCCAAACGATTTCCAAACTTGGAAACAGTAGTGGGCCGCAGAACATGGCCGACGCCAACGAGTGCAAATTGGGTAACGACAACAAGCGTAGAAACGACCAGGGAACGTTTGCAGCAAGGCGAAAAGTATTCTTCGCGGATAGTTCAAGCAGTAGCACTACAAGAACCAACAGCGATTGGGCATTTGAACCCAACGTGGGTCGAGTGGCTAATGGGGTTCCCTCTAGGGTGGACAGACTTAGAGGATTAGGTAACGCAGTAGTACCACAAGTAGCGGAGTATGTAGGCCGTTTAATAGTTAACGCACAATAGGCAAGTAGCAAGACTGTACGCCGTTCGCATGGCGCGGGGTTAATCCACGGGAACGTGGTTAGACCAGCACGCGTTAAAACTGATACACGAAAGTAATAACGCTAAGTGTTGGGGCGGCTTGTAAACATAATCAAGCGATAAGTAAAAGTAATAGGGAACGGCTAGGGCTAACCGTGGGTGGACATAAGCGCATTAGGCTTTAATAACAGCAACAAACATACCAATAACAAACCGACAACAAAGGACTAGCCCGACATGAAACTACACCGGCACAAACCGAGGGCAAGCGCGACAGCGCGCGCCAGTTGGGTAAGGTCATAACGTGGCAGCGCACAACGGCAACGCAACCTACCTAGCAAACCGTAAACGATTACTAGCGGATAGCCCACTATGCCATTGGTGCGGACAACGTGAAGCAACAGCAGCAGACCACCTAATAGAACCAAGGCGCGGCGGTTCACACGAACTTGATAACTTAGTGCCTAGTTGCAAGCCATGCAACAGCCGACGCGGCCAAGCATACGGCGTACACCTACAACGCGAACAGTCCGCAAACCCAACTCCCATAAGGAAAAAAGATGCAACCACTAACAGCGTTTTTTTAGGCGACCCACTCCTGCCCCCGCAAGACATTAACCCTATATTCCATAAGGATTTGGCGGAACTGGCGCGAACCGGCCACGATATGCCGCGATTGGTTACGACTACCGCTAGTGGTCAAAAATCGGCTGTAATCGAAATTGGGGATTTTGCGAAAGAGGTACTTGGCGTAGACCTAATGCCTTGGCAGTTAAACATTTTGCATGGTTTAACGTCTATGGATAGCAACGGCGACTACTTGCACCGTGTAGGCCTTGTGTCTGTTGCGCGTCAGAACGGTAAAACGGTTGCTATTGCGTCGCTTGTTGGTTGGTGGCTTACTACGCAAGGGAAAGCGCGCGGCCAGGCGCAAACGGTTATAACTGTTGCACACAAACTTGATTTGGCTACCGCGTTGTTTACTTATCTAGCGCCAATACTAGAAACTAAATTTGGTGCCCACGTGTCCTGGTCATACGGGCGCATGGTGCTAACAATGCCTGATAACAGCGTATGGTTTCCTAGGGCGGCCACGCCTGCAGCTGGTCACGGTTACAGCGTCGACCTAGTAGTAGCCGACGAAGTTTGGGATATTTCGGAAGCGGCCATAGACGAAGGTTTATTGCCGTCGCAACGTGCCCGTAAAAATCCGTTGTTTGTGATGATGTCTACAGCCGGTACGCAAGATAGTAAAGCCATGCTTAGGTGGCGAGAACAGGGACTACGCGCTATAGATAGCGGCGAACAGTCAAAACTATATTTTGCCGAATTTAGCCCCCCGCCGTCTATGGACTTAATGACCCCCGAAGCCTGGGCATATGCAAACCCCGCCCTAGGCCATACGTTAGAAATGGAAGTAATTGAGGCAGAAAGCGAAGCCCCAAACCGCAACGCCTTTTTACGTGCGTCAGTTAACACGTGGACAGCAACACAAAACGGCTGGTTAGAACCTGGCGTATTTGAAGCCCTGAAAAGTGACGACTCAATACCGCCAGGCGGAATACTTGCTATTGAGGTAGACCAAGACGGCGCGCTATACGTCGGCGTACGGGCTATACAGGTAGGGCTAAAAACGGCTATTACGGTTGCGTTTGTTGCGGGCACACTTGCCGAAATGTGGCGCTTGGTTGAAAACGAAATAGCGGCAGGCCCAACGCTACGCCTAGCAATTACGCCAGGGCTTGAAATACATTTACCGCCAAATATGGAACGCCGTAAAACCATTGTTGGTTATCGGGAATTATTGAAATGGACTAGCCCAGTTAAAAATATGATTTTAGAAAACCGTATATACCACCACGGCGAAAACCAGTTAATTGAACACGTCGAGCGCGCCGTACTTATAAAACACCAAGGCAGCGTTGCCCTGTCGTCTACGCGTAGCCCTGGGCCTATTACGTTGGC